TCCGATTAAGAGTAGAATTCTTGCGCTTCTCTTGGAGTTGCCAGTCTAAAACCTGTTTGTGTGTCAAAAATTCTTTGTGCGTCATCTTCGGACATTGCAACAAAAGGATGTTGCTGTGTAAAAGTATAACCCATGGCTTGATATGAATGATTCATTCTATCCATTTTTACCAATATAGTTTTTTGTGGCTTCAAGATTTCTTTCTCTTTCTTCTTATCAATTTTTAATTCTACTGTTTCAGCTCCTGCAAATTTTGCGTATGATTCATATGTAACGCCTTCTTCTGTAAGTGCTGCAATTAATTCTTTTTTTGTTTTAGCATTTTCGATATCAACACCAAAAGATTCTGCAAGACCTTTAAGTTCATTAATTTTCATTGTGTCAAATGACATGTGACTTCCTCTCTTGTCTATTAAATTATACCAGAAAAGAGATAAGGAGGGGACTTAATCCCCTCCCTATCTGACATATACTAAATATTAGTATGTGTATGTTGAGTTACCGCCAGTCACATGTGCGCCATGTGTTGTAGAACCAAGAGTTCCACCAGCAGTACCAGCAACCTTAACGTTCTTAACGATAACATGTGCGTCATAGTTTTCAACTGCACAGCCAACACGGATGAAGAGTGTATACTCAATCGTATCCTTCTTGGGCTGGAACAGACGATAAACAACAACGTCACGCTTAATACCGATGATGAAGTTTTGTGGGAATGTCAAGTGAACATCTCCATGAAGACCAGCAGCGCCTGAATAATCTCCAGAGCGTGTCTCATCCATCAAAGGAACGTTGATAACTGGAATACCGAATGCAAACGGAGTTGTAGTACCTGGACCGCCATCATTAGCAGCTACGTCACCACGGATAACACCAGAGGCGATATCGAATGGCGTAGTAGTTGTAGAGGCTGTAAGGTTGTACAAGTAGTCTTGTACCAAGTTAGATCCTGTGAAGAATCGAAGTTGGTTACGACGTTGCTTGTACTTACGAGGCATTGCCTTGATAGCTGCGTTAAACACATTCTTGTCAAGACCTGCTCCATTACCATCAACAACGTGAGCATTGTCCACTGCAAGCTTACGGAAACCAGCGAATGCTGACATCAACCCAGAACCTGTACCTGTACCGTTGATCAAAAGATCTTCGATATCATTTCCAGCCTGTGTTGCCATCAATCTTGCAATGTGATCTTCCAAATCTGGACCTTCAATATTGTCTTCGAGAGACTCTGAAGAAAGTTCCCAATCAAGACGAAGCTTGCGAGTTGTAAGGGAAACCTTAGAGAATGTTGCAGCTGCGTTTGTGAACTGGTCATCTGCAGCATTAACATAATCTCTTGGATTATCCTCACTAGCAACTGTCATAATTCTTGTTCCTACGGAAACACGATCAATTTCAGTTGTATTGGAGCGCATACGAATTGTACGAGCTGCCTTTGCAAGAATTGTTGCGTCCCACATATAATCAAGAAAACGATTTGCTTGATCTGGATAAAGAAGACCATTACCACTAAGAACTTCTGTATCTGCTGAAGCGTTAACACCATCAGATCCAATATTTGTTGTATCAATTACTTTTTGTAAAAGCTCATTACTCATTTTTATATTTCACCTACCTTTCAATTAGAGGTTGCGTACACCGAGGAAGTGTCCTTGCCAAATGCTTTTTTGTATTTTTGTTTCTTCTGTAGATCCAGGAAGATCTCCAGACTTCTTTACTGCAGTTGCAGATTCATAATTTCCAACACGGGTATCAAGATAATCAATCTTGCCGTACATCTCAGAAATTGTCTTATTAATTGCATCATGCTTTTCTACTAATTCATCAATAGATTTCTTCATTTCCGCTCTGGTTTCCTCTACCATACGGTAAACATCTTGAACTGTAGCAGCTTGAGTTGCATAATTCTTTTCCATAGTTTCACCAAAGAAGTTTTTGAGGTCGGATACCATCTTTGTAAAATCAAGATCGTCCGCTTCAACTTCAGAAACGGTTACGGCTTTCTCAACTGTTTCTTCTGTAACTGTCTCTTCAACTTCTACTGGAGTTACTTCATCAGCCTGAGTAGCCTCAACTACCTCATGGCTTGTTTCTTCTGCCATGTTACCTCCTTTTGTGATTTTCTTCTTTTTACCCGCTTGATCAGGGTAAAGATTAATTGTTGAGTTTGAATTGATAACATCTTTTTCTGTCTTTTCGCAATCGCATAATGTTTCTTGCTTCATGCAATCTTGACATACTTCATTATCTGAATCATGTGTTGTAGCCTCATGAGTTGGGCCTGGCGCATCATCTTTTGTTAAATATGAATCCAACACTTTATTGATAGTATCAAACTTATCAGTATCAGAACCTTCAATCCATCCAATGTTTTCCATTGAATCTCCACAGACTACGCAATCTTTATTTGCATCTGAAGAACTTGAAGCAATCTGATCTTCCTTGCACCAAAAAACATTTTCTGTAACAATATCAGCAATCATACCTTTAAGAATGCTTCCAGTATCTGTTTTTTGAATAGAAAAAATATTTGCCAGGGGGTTTGCTGGCGAATCTACTAGACTCAGCTCATGCAAGTCATAATCGTGAATTACTCTACGATCTTCCCCTGACCCGTCTTCTGCTTTTTCAAACTTGGAATCTACAATATTGCCACCAATAGAGAAACCAGTTAGCGTACCATCCAAAACCTTCTCCCAAGTGTCTTGTGCGCCCTTTGAAATATAAGCATTGACGTAAACTCCGTTATATTGTTTACCAGTTGATTTGTCTAAAAACTTATCATAATTAAAAGAAACCATTTTGCCTACAGCAATTGGTTGATGCATTTCACGAATGTTCCCACGGAATCTTTCAAAAGCTTTCTTACTTGCATCAGCAGTAACAATGTCTCCGTGTCGGTCAACATTATCTAACGAGGCGAATCCAGAGACAGTTCTCTTTTCTCTATTGACCTTTGCAATTGGGAACGAAAGGTGCATAGAATGTTCGCTGTTTTGCCAATGCGCTTTTTGAATACTCATATCTAATTTAAATAATATCAACACTTGACGATAAATCAAAATAAAAGTGTGATATTATGCTTGCTTTCTTCCTTCTCCTTGTGCATTTCTTGCTGTTCCCATTTTATCTGGGGCATTAACTTGTCGCCTTTGATCTCTTTCTCTATTGCCTTTCATTCTAATTTCTGCTTCTTGTTGTGGCTTTAGTTCAAGA